CTCTAATTTTAGGACTAGAAATGCGGGTGCGGCTACTAAACGCCACAGGAGCAGCTACAGGAGCAGAAACCACACTTTGGCGCAGTGGACGCGGGACGCGAGAATTTTGTATATTTAACTGCCTTTTGATGTTGTTCACCCGTGAATTTTCTTGAGCATTGGCAAAATTTCGGGCCAATCTGGTCTGGGCGGCAGAGCCAGAGGGTAGACCAGGATTGCGGCGACTTGTAACAACCTTGCCAGTTGCATAAGCGCCTAGTGCGGCAGCAGCCGGCACATAAAAGTTAGGTCGTGAGACGCGCTGACGCATCTGATTAAAATAAGTATTCATAAGTTTGGTATTGGATGCTTTAAACTTTAAAAGGACTGTACATCCCCATGAACTAGATAGTAACTCCGTGCAGTCTCTAGACATTTTTGTTAGTACGGAAAGGACCGTTTTGGGTTTAAACATGGGGACCCAATGGTGCATATAGCGGCACTTACGCTGTTTGATACTCGACTGTAAATTCATTTTTAGTTAGTAGAGGCATAAAATCACTCTGACTAAACATTTGCGTTTCTGATACCTGTCGGCAGTAATTTAAGTAATAATGTTGTGTAGACGGATGGAAAAGGTGGTCTAAAAAAGGGAGCTTAATTGGTTGAATAATTGAACAATGATCAAAGTAGTTTTCAGTTAACATTTGAGATCTAATGTCGAAATTGAATTGTTTCTCCATTAACATGCGGGTGTTTATCGGAATGGGCAGGATCACTGGTGGACAGTCATAGAGTAAAGAGAAATCTAGACTAACTTTATTATAATTAGATCTAGCTCTATTTCCTGACACTGCCAGCAACATTTCCCATTTAGATACCTGAGGTTTCAGGACCCTGATTATGTACATGCCAAATGATTGAATAACCGGACTACCTGGATACTGAGCTATTAAGCTTAGGCCTTTAGACAGCAGCAACGCATTTTTCTTCTTTCGACCTGCCGCTGCATATTGTGAATGAGTCCATCCAGTAGTTAGTAGGACTTTAAAGGGATCAGTGATATTTATCATGTCAATAGGGTCAAACACACAGCCACAAAATGAAGCCTCACTGATGTCATGGACAGCTTTCATTTTTATGACTAGACCCATACTTGCAAATAATTCTGTTGTGGGTGGATTACCTATAATACGGAATAACCCGTCATCACCTTCGACAACTCCTTTGCAAGATTTAGCACCTGATTTTTTGCACGCAAATTTCATGAACAGCAAATTAGATATACCATTTCCAACTGACGTATTCATTTCCCCAGACATTCTTGTGGCTTTAACACTAACACTAAAATTCTTATTTACCGTTTTAAATTTCCCACCAATCACCTCAGTGCAGCACCGCATGAAGTTTTGATGGTTCGGAAGAAACTTTGTTAGATGTCTATATACAATAAACTCACAAGCATTCATTAATTTATTTACAAATAGGGATTCGTAAGCTGTATAATCTGTTGGAAAATAGGTAGCACCTTCTTCATGTAGAAGGTTGTAGATATACTTTGGGCGCAATGCCACTGGAACATGCTTAATAAACTCAGGTAAAGCATAGATAACATTCTCAATGGCTTTAATGGTAGGTCCTATTTCAATTTTGAATCTATCATGCCTAGCATTGATAGCACGCACATGCTTATATTCAGGGTAGACTTCATCCTTCATGTGCATTTCACAATCAGTAAACTTAGGGTCAGACCAGATGCTCAAACATTCATCAAACAGAGCCTGCAATTCCTGTTTGCGATAAAGTGGATAATTGGTATGAGCTAACCAATATTCGATAGACAGATCAGTATCTGGAGCTAAAGGTGTTAGATACTCCTCACACCATTGTAATGTAAAATCCGCCATCTCCATGTAAAACTCAAGATAAGGATCAGGCGGTTTGAAGGCAAATCGTTTACGGACGCCAGCAACAAATGTTAACGGATCAGATGGGTCACCATGTGGGCGAGCAAACCCAAGATAATGACAACCCAAGGAAATCTGAACTGGTGGACGCTTAGCCAAGTTCACTCTCCTTAATTTAGAGAATTTGTAGTTTGTTTTTATTTCCGGAAGTGGAGGTAACTGCACTTCTAGATAGCGGTATCCATAACAAACTGTTAACAATTGACCTTCCAGCTGGAGTCCCGAATAAAAGGTTGTTTGAAAGTGAGCTCTTGTACAGAACGGTAAATGCCATAACAATATAAAATAGAATTAGTGTGTAGATCATTTCCTCTCAAGGGCAAGTATTTGTCGTAATTAACACAATTTAAGGTATTTGAAGTGTGGCGAAGACGAGCGCAAATGGTTTCTTTAGTTTCGAAAGCAGAAATGTTTTTAGGTAAAGCACACTCAGCAATTATGTTCATAGCTACAGGAACTTTCTCAGATTCAAACTCAAAGATAGGGAGTTCATATTCAAAGAAAGGTAATTGTATCAAAAACACAACAGACCGCTGGTGACGCATATTGCACTCATAGGGATCAATAACAGTAATATCCGAGGCAGCCATACCATTAGCACGTGTATCATCTTCTAGCTCATTACGATAAGCATCATCTAGTAATGTGTATTCGTGCTTGACAGGGAGAACACACTCGAGCACTTCAAATAGCTCATTGCAGACATCAAGAGCCATATGACCAAAAGGGATCCAAGACGTGAACCTAAAAGTTTTGATGTAGTTAGTTACTGCTCTAGCTCTTCCCGATAAATTGAGCAGTGGTTCGTGAAATATGACAGGGTCCTTTGTAAATGTGTCTGCCAATTGTGAAGTGAGGGCTCGGTCTCTAGATAACTGCACCTCAGTAACCTTGTCTTCCATAGCATGTTTGACATCTTCTTTAAGCTCTTTAACAAGGTCTCGCTCTGCGGAGAGTTTATCCTGAATATCTGAAACTTGCTGTGAGAGAATTTTGACAGTAGCATTTCCAGATCCTTTTCCACCGCCGCCAGAGCCGCCATTCTTCTTTCCACTTCTACGGTTGCGTTGTACTTTGGAGTTTCCTCTAGAAGCAGGTTTTGGAATTGGTTTAGCTCGGTTGTTATTTGGTGGAACTCCGGGGAGAGTTTCGATTTCATCCGCAATAGGCCCAAAAGTACCTGAGTTTTGTCGTGCCAAAATTTTAGATCCTGTAATTTTTGGGGGAGGAGGTATGGATGATAAGCTGGGGTCGGGACGGGCAGCGAGGACACCTCCAGAAAGAACGATAGGCAATTGAAGAGGGTCGTTGTTTTTACTTTTGCTAATTCGTAAAGAACTTCGTGAGGGTTTGATTCCGGAAGCAGATTTGGAATGAGTTGTTGTATCTGTGGTTCCGACGTTAAGAGGGATAAAGGGTTCAGCTTTCTTCTCTGGAGCAGATCCTGATTCACGATAGGGGACAAAGGGGTTATGTCCATTGGAGTCGTCATCAGAATCAAACTGGTAAGCAGTAGTAGATAAGAAAGCTAAGTCTTCAGATATTTCTTTGGAATTAGCCAGGTTTGTGTTTTTATATAACCCAAGGAGTTTTCGATGTCAACCCGATAGAGATAGCCCAAGTCTATTTTTAAACTCTACAAGATCGATATAGCGGTTAGTACGATGGATTTGTTTTATAACACAGATCGCTAGAGAACCGTTTTTCTCTAGTGTGAAAATTTATAATATTATAATGAGGGATAATATTGTCAAATAAAAGCTCTTCGCTCGAAAAATTCCCAACTTTC